AGAAAATCTTCAGACTGACTGTCACCCGGCAAAAACCCCACGCCGTCATATTGCGTGCGTGTGTTATTTTGATAAGGCACTAATTCATCAACTGGTAAATATTCTATTTTCATTTAATTTATAAATAATTTATATATAAAAAAACGGAACCCCATAGCAAATAATTCATGATTAGCGAAAAAACGGGGTTCGAATTACCCTCGGTTAGAGAATGCCAAGAAGGACCCATTTATTCATCCATCACACGCATATCAATCTAAAACCCATCCTACCTGTTCTGCACGTTCCAATTCTGTTCCAATGAACCCTTGATTTTATTGGCTCGGAACAAGCAGAACAGGTAGAACTAGTTAAAAGTAATTAAATATTTAAAAATACTATGGGGGTGGGGGGAAGACACAGCACCTATACGTGCCGATTTTGCTTTGTTCTGCCTGTTCTGCTCGTTCCAAGCTTAGAGCCACGCGGCTTTCAAAAAACAGCCTACCCGTTCCAAAAACATTAATTACCTGTTCTACCCGTTCCGCTATAAATAAACCGAACCATCCTCATGATCATTCCAAATCGAAAGTGGGATTGTGAATTGTTTTGAGAAAATAGCCCGTGCCTCATCTAGGCTAGGCAACTTATAAAACCGCTTGCGCTTTGGATTATCTCGACTAGGCTGTGATGTACCCAACCCCCACTCACTTAAAGATCGACCTACTACGCAAGGTATTTCAATATGAGCAATCTTATATTGCGTACAATAATGAACATAGGATTGCTGAACCACATCAACAGGACAAAGAGATGGCCATACCTCGCGCTCATCCTCAGCAAAATGCGCATCTAATCGCTGCAGCCATCCGCGAGTCAGAACATCAAAATACCACTGCACCACAGACCCGCCTGAACGAATCTTCAATTCCCAACCACGCTCCGATAAATGCGCAGGGATCATGCGAGGATTCCAGTTGGAAATATCTGTTGTTAATAAGAAATGCATTAATGCTTCTTTACCACCTTCATCCATTTCCTTCTTGATCTCAGAAAAATACGCATAATTACCCTTATACAATGGCAATACATCAGCCACCACATACCGACGATCATCTGCACCACGCGGGACAGCCCAATTCTCATTGGTTGCAAAAATCAACCGTTTGAAATTTTGCACCTGGGTAATATCCCGCCCTTTACTTTCGATAGGCTGCACCTGATCACTAATCATCGACTTTAGAGCGCCTTGAGCCGACTTATCGCCACCCCAAATACTCTCATTGCAGAACACTAACAATGCATTAGCCAAATGTCCCGAAAAACGCCCCGTTACTTGACTCATCGACGTCAAGATTAGCGAATGCTCACGCCCCACAATATCCATCAACGGATCAATAAAGGTATTCTTACCGACACCTTCCTTGCCTCGAAACACTAATGCCGTTTCAGGCAGCTCCTGTGGACGCTGAACCAAATGCGCACACCAGCGGATAATGTAATCAAATAAAGCAGAATTACCGCCACAAATCACATCAGCGACAAAATCCAAATATTTATCACAAGCGCCCGGCTTAGGCTCTACGCCCCATTGCGTCCAGAGATTCAGAAAATCTTCAGACTGACTGTCACCCGGCAAAAACCCCACGCCGTCATATTGCGCACGTTGCGGATGATTCACCCAGAACGTACCCAGACCCACCTCTTCGCCTCGGTCATAGACCTTACGATTACAGTAACGCGTCTCAAAATCGGCCTTTGACGAAAACGTTAATAACGTTCGCCGCATTACCCGATCATATTCACGGTTTGCAATTAATACCCGTCCACCGACTGGCACTACTGCATGCTTTTGATTCAAGTCCAAGACCAACCGATCATCATCTGAAAGCTTGGACGAATCCTTTTTCTTCACATAAGCCTCATCGATTACCGCATGTAGCGACGCCTTTGGAACACCTACTTTTTTAGCAATTTTGCTTAGTAAAAATTCCCGAGCCGCCAATGGCAAACCCGAAGCTAATACCTGAGCGACTAACCGCTCAGTCAACACATCGAAATCGTCAGTTTGATCAATCAGCGATTCCAAATCCTTACGTGATAAAGCAGAGCTTGTCGTCACTTTATCGGACGGTTCCTTAAAAGCGTTTGCAACCGCTTCTAAGCCGCGTAAACGATGCAGATCGTAAAATGATCTAGGATTCGATTGAAGCTCACCTTGATTGAATGATGGTGTAATAACCACCCCTCCCACAGCATCAGAAGCGACCTTGCTAGAGCTCCTGGGGATTTCCTCATCCTTGGCCTGGTACCAATCAGCGAACAACATACGAACCGCTGGATATTGACGTCGCAACGCCTTAGCTGCAGCCAGCATACTAGCTGCAGATTCAACGACAGCAACAGCATACGCCGTCGCCGCCTGAATACTTTTGCCCGAAGGCAAATCCACGCAGACAACCAAGGCAGTATCAACCGTCCCTAACAATTGATAACTGCCTTCAGTGTTACGTGGCTTATTTAACCCTTTTTTGTAGGCGTCATTAAACGCCTTCAACTCTTGTGCAAAATTAATCGGTGCGGATTTACCAGTGGTATCGACGCTCCGCATTAATTTTCCGAAAATCTGAAGCGCATACTGACTGTATTCGATCGGTATACCTTGATATGCGCACTCATAACCCAACCATAAAACCTGACTATGCCGTCCTTTGGTTTTATCTTCCCAGGTATGCCGCGCCGCTCGACTAGCCAATTCAGCGACCCGACTTTTAATGATGCCATCCTCGGCAGTATCAGCATTCCTCTGTGATTGCGCGGTATTTTTAGGCGCATCATTTAAAATGGGCGGAAAAAAAGCCAGCATTTCATCACGCGTATACGGCTCAGCACCCGACTCATCAACAATACGCACTTTAAAAGGCGAAGTAGGGTCTTTTTGATGATAAAACCCAGGCACCCGCAAAACTCGGGCTAAATCGCGCGCATTAGGATCAGAACCATAATCCTGCACCATGCGCCGCATAATCCCGGCAAAGTCATCCCGAGTCAGTCCCTCACATAACCAATAGCGATGGAATTTCCCCGGGCTGCTCTCAATGGTAATATGCGGCTCAACCGGAAAATCCATGCCGCAAGGCGTATCTTCCTCATGCCAAATCGCGCGAATACGCGTAATATTCTCTAATTTACGCCCCTTGCCGTCCGTTTCATTGACGGTTACAAAGACCCCAGCACCTGAGCCGTTTTTACCGGCCAACCACGCTTGTACTTGCTGAAAAGACCCACCTTTGATCCCGGCTAAACGCGGGTCTTTTCGAGATTTAGAATCATCAAACGTTTGAAAAACAAACTCGCTCGCTTGCGGATCTAATAAATTCAGATAACGCTTGGCTTGTTTAAAATCTATGTGCAAATTCATACAAAATTAATTAGATTTTTTAACAAGATCATTCGTAACGACTTGATGCCATTTTTCATGACATGGTCGACATAATTTTGATGTAGGCCATGCTTCAAAATCCGGAAATAATTTTTTAGGCGCCCAATGATGTATTTCTACATACCCCCAAGCACCACATCTTTCACATAAATCTTTTTTGGGCTCACATACAAATGCATCACCCTCTTTTATAACTTGAGGAACATTTTTTTTCTTTTCAAAAAGCTGTGTTCTTTCGAGGCAATGAAAGCAATAATAGGGGTATCGATCTCTACCAGCTGAATCTATCATTTTCATTACTCTAAAATCAGGGGAAGACCCACAACTAGGGCAATTGTCGTTTAAGTATTTTCGGTTATTAAACATAAAGGAAACTCATAAAATTACTCACGACACCTGCGGCACGTAATGCGGCTAAAAAGTCAGCTTCTGAAAAGATCATGAAATATTCCTAGCAGGAATGTCTTGATCTTTAATAAATAAAGAATCATCATTTAATAAAATAAATAACTCTTTAGCTACTTCAATTGCAGTATCTATGGGTATGTATTTATTATTTTTTTTTCGAGTGTTATAAAATCTATCTGGCATATAACCATGAATATTACCGACGAAATAGCTTGTTTTTTGACAATAATCTTCAAACAACTCAACTACAGCAGCATGTCCTTCATCGTTTAAATTACTTCCATACCAACGACCTGGACCTTCTTTGCTAATACAGTCGAACATTAAACTTGCCACAGAGCCACGCTGGCTTATCTGTATATAAGCCTTATGCCGAGATGAACAATATCTGAAGTGCTTTGCATCTTCACCAGCATTAAATTCAGTAACCACAAAACACCTCGCTTCATCCATAATCATCACGAATGCAACTCCACAAACCGTTTATTCGCCCATTGCCTCGGATACTGATAGCCCCTAGCCTTACCGATCTCCGCTAATTGCTCAACCGATTGTGCCTGCTTTTCTTCTTTAAACCGTTTTTTGCGCAATTCCCGTAACCGTTCCGGCGTCATTTCCACTAATTCGCCATCCTGATGCACCGGTAAACCATCCCGATCCGATTCAACAGCGCCCGAAAATTCATAAGCACATTCAGGACAGGCTTTAAACCGTAGCGAAATCAACGCGCCGCAATCCGAACAGCGCTTGACCAGCGCATGCTTGCCGCGTTTAGCAATGCCCGACAACGACCACTCCACCGCATCGGTCGGCAAGCCATGCTTCAGAGTATTACCGGCATGATCTAAAATAATTGCCTTATCTTTACCAGGACTACTGCGCAACGCCCGACCAATTTGTTGCATAGCCAGCGCATAACTTGCTGTCGGTCTCAGTAAGATTGCTGCGGCAACCGTGGGTATATCCGTGCCCTCGCTCACAACATTGCACGACGCCAATACCTGCAGCTTTCCTGACCCCAAATCTTTAATCATCTGCGCGCGCTCTTTATCCGGCGTCGATCCCGTTAATACCGCCGCCTGATAACCCGCTGTTTTGAATTGCTCGACCACATGCCCGGCATGTTCGACCGTCACCGTAAACGCAATCGCCGGTTGTCGATCGCAATAACGCTGGTAATGTTTGACCGCGTCACCGGTGATCGCGGATTTATCGACCGCTGTCGCCAATTGCCCCGAGACATAATCGCCGCCGCGCACCTTCACACCCGACAAATCCACCGACTGTTCCGGCGCATACACCACCGGACGCGTCAACCGACCTCGCTCGATCAAATCCGCCACCGATGGCCCGACGATGATCTCATCAAAAAAACCTTGCGCATGCATGCCTAAACCTTTGCCATCCAAGCGGCACGGCGTCGCGGATACGCCCAGCAATTTCGCTCCGGCGTTATGGGACAACACCGCACCCCAGGTACTGTCTTTAGTCGCATGGTGCGCTTCGTCGATAATCACTAAGTCAAACTTAAACCGGCCATTACGATCCAACTTAATGCGCCGCGCCAAAGTTTGCACCATGGCTACTTGCACCGGATGATTCGTCGCCGCGTGGGTGGGGGAAATGATCCCGTGCGCAGCGCCCCATAACTTTAATGCGCCGGAAATCTGTCCGACCAATTCTTTCCGATGCGCTAACAGCAACACCCGCAAGCCTTTTAAACTGGCTTGCTGGGTCATATAGGTGAAGCAGATGGTCTTGCCCGCTGCGGTCGGCAGCACCAATAACGGCGCGTGCTTACCCGCAGCATACGCCTGGCGTAATTGCTGCACGGCTAATTGCTGATAATCGTAAAGTTCGAGCATAAATTTAGATTCGATTAAAACGGTAGATCATCATCAAAATCCATATCCATATGGTTTTCATCGCCTGGAGCGGGCACGCCACCTCTGTTCGACACTGAACCACAGAGCTCCAAGCGCTCGACCAATATCTCGGTCACATAACGGTCCTTGCCTTGCTCATCCTGCCATTTTCTTGTTTCCAGACGCCCTTCTACGGATAACTGCGAGCCTTTCTTGCAGTACTCGCCGACAATTTCGGCCAAACGATTCCAGATCACCAAACGATGCCACTCGGTTTTTTCCTGTTTTTCACCCGACTTATCCTTATAGCGCATCGAGGTCGCCAAACCGGCAGACAACACTTTGTTCCCGCCTGACGTCAACTTAACCTCTGGATCTTGCCCAAGACGGCCTAAGAGCAATACTTTATTCACTGCTTAACTTTCCTTTTTCAATGTACTTATCGCAATAACGATCTTTCACACCGTTATTACCGCCCCAAAACAGCTTATTACCGAGTAAGCGATAGGCTTTATCAAGCTGCCGTGGTGATGGTTTTTCTTTTTATACGCCTCATATTCCGCGCATTGACCCAACCCCGTGCCATCACCGACCGATCCGGGATAAAATGTGCACAATCGCAGCATTGACAGCAGATTGCCATGCACTAACCATCATCCTGAACGATCTGCTCCCGCAGCGATTCCATAAACTGTTCATACCGAGCCACCACCCACGGCTGATCGACAAACAACGTCGATAGCGTCAGGCGCAACTGATTCGCCTCGAAATCAAATTCAAATAACTGGTCATTACTGGCCTTCATGATGTACCCCATCCGCACCCAACAACACTCGCAACCGATCCACATACTGCATCAACAACCGCTGCCGCAGCTCCAGCGCCGCATAGGTTGAATCATCCACGCAGCGCAACTGCTCCGGCTTAATCTTGGGCAACATCGGACGCATCGGTACCGGAAGCTTTGGCGCCGGTTGATATACGATCAACGGCTCCGTCTGACAGCCAGCCAGACTCAAAATCAGCGCGCCGAGACAAATGCCCCGGCTCGACCGCCTGCAAATTCTGTTCATGTTGTGTTTGTTCCAATGCCGTTAAATTGGTCTGTACCTGCTGCATAGCCGCCAACGCCATTTCTGCCGACGATGCCCGTTTATGCAAAGCAATAATCGACTCCCGCAGACTCTGTTGATAGCTAATCTGCGACCGAATCACCGCCAACAAAAACACCACCAACACCGCCGATGCAACCAATCCATAGAAAATTATTTCGGCGCTCCAATCGGCAATACGGTCACGGTGCGTAACCAAACATTCCCAGCGGACGCTAACATCGACACCGCCAAATACCATTCATCCGGCAACGCATGACGCAATAAATCGATGCTGGTACACAATACCGTCAGCATAGCAACCAGCACGTTGAACCAAATGGTTCGCGACAACTGCCAGGGTTTAATTTCAATGTTTTGTTGCATTAGTTTTTCTCACTGTTTTTTTTACTTTTGCATCATGCTTATCAAGCGGTATTAACATGGCTATTTTTCTTTCAAGAAAATCGGAAAGAATTTCATTTAAAGCCTGATCAAACGACATGTTATTAACACTTGCAAACGCACTTATTTGCATAACCTGGTCATCATCCAGGTCGATATCTCGTTTTGGCATTTTTTAACGCCTTCTAAAAAAACAAATGGTTAGGTATATTCTTTTTTAAGACGGGAGTAAGTTCTTTAAGAGAATAATCAATTAACGATCTAAGCGCGACTTGATAAGGGATGTCACTAAAATCCGCTATAGCCTGAACAAGAGCATCTTGATTATCCGTAAGGGTTATGTTTTTTCTATTTCTGTGTTGTTCACCAATAGGTTTTTTAGGTCGTGCCATGTTATTTCCCCGCAAATTTTGAAAGTAAGTGTTCAGGAATGCTTTTACCGCTTCGGATAGCTGCACCAATCACCAAATTAATTTGATCATTGGTTAAATCATCCGGCCATTGACTGATAGCAGATCTTCCTCTTTTAACAGCAGCAGCAAGGTCTTTAGCCTTGTCTCCGAAAATTTTAATAGCTTCTGATTTTTTCATAAGTCATTAGTTTAGTGACTTGAACATTTATGTCAAGCAATTTTTAACAAGAAGTTTACTACAATAAACTTATGAAAACATTAGGTGAAAAGATTAAGGAATTACGATTAGCGCGCAAGGAAACACAACAACAACTGGCCGTTGCAGCGCACACAACTCGATCAGCCGTAAACCAATGGGAAAGCGGAAAAACTAAACAAATGAATGGAGAATACCTGGCGCGCATTGCACATCATTACAACGTAAATGCCTTATGGCTTAGTACGGGGGAAGGGAAACAATATCCCTATCCTGAAAATACTACTTTTGAACCAACTGCAACACCCTACGATATTAAAAATAAACTCATTCCACTCATTAGCTCTGTATCTGCCGGAAAATGGTGCGATGTCATAAATTATTACTCAAGAGATGATGCAGAAGAATGGCTATCGTGCCCGAAGTCTTGCAGCCAATATACCTACGTCCTTCGAGTCGATGGCGATTCCATGACCGCCCCTTTCGGAAAATCCTACCCGCACGGCTCGTATATTTATGTCGATCCCGAAGCGCCTATCACCAACTTATGCCGCGTAGTTGCAAAATTGCCACATGTCGAGCAAGCGATCTTTAAACAGTACGTCGAAGACAGCGGCAAACGCTATCTGAAAGCCCTAAACCCGCAATACCCCATGATCGAAATTACCGACGACACGCGCATTTGTGGCGTAGTGATCGGCAAGTATGAGCCGGAATAATATGCACAACGATACAGTATTTTATCGGCGACTAACGGTTACATTAGCGTCAATCGCATTTTCAGGAAACTTGGGAATGCTGTTCTTTGAATGGCTTGGAAGTACTATGGATCATACCTATTTAGCACTTCTGGTAGGTATCGTTGGCGGCTTGGTTTGGCAGATTGAGAAATATTTGTCAAAAAATAATAACTAAACTTAACATGATTGATTATTTTTTTGCGCATCAAAAACAAGTCATCGTTGGTTTTACCTTATTAGGTTTCCTGCTCATTTGGCTTAGAAAACATATCTTAAAAAAGCAATATGCCCTGGAATCATTACTCGCATCAGGAATTTCATTAACTTTACTGCCTATTTCGTTTTTATTATTTATAGGCGCATTTGACGAAACGCGTATCGGCCAAATTGATGGCTTAAGCATGTATTTAGCTATAGCCGGCTTAGCTTGTTTTTTTATGGCAGCAAAATACCTTGAATCAGATTGGAAAAAGTAACCCATAATGATCTGATAGTTGAACTATTTTCAATCAACAGCAAGGCCACATTATTTAATACAATACCAGCCACACACACTGTCATCACCCTTCTTTCCGCATCGGACTTCGACGTAACCCTAAAAAAACTTTTTAAACTCATACAATAACCACCCTAAGCAATTAAATAACTGAACTAAACCGCATTGTAGCGGTTTTTTTATGCCTATTGAAAATTTATTAAAAAATGCTTGACAGATAAAGTTCAAAACTCTAAACTTTTGTTCAACGTATTTTTAACCCCTGAAAACCCCCATGAAAATTAAAGCCGACGAATTATCAATCTACAAAAACAAAACCATCCACAACCATTTTTACTGTTTTAAAAACTCAGGGCCATCGCCGTCAGACCCCGAGCTAATTGTTCAAGTTGACGGTATCACCATTACAGGAAAAAAAATGAAGTTTTTAGTTAAATTTATGACTTTAGTCGTTATCGGCATTGCATCCGCGCTGGATGCCGCAGGCAATACCTTAGACGCTAGCGCATTAGGCGCGTTGACCTGGCAAAGCTCTGACCCGAGCATTGCTACGGTAGAAACCAACGAAGCCGGTCAAGTCGTCGTGAAACCGACCGGAAAAGCTGGCACGGTGCAAATATCGGTCACCGGTGATAGTGACCCGAACACGCCGGAAGGCTTTGCGGGCATGGTCGAACTAACCTACCTACCCGGCGAGGTGACGACCGTGACCCTCTCAGTGGATACCAACGATAACGTCCAGCAAACGGCTTAGATAATCACGCGCCAAGGACGGCGCACTCTTAAAGACAGACAACGGAACCCAATAAATAAGGCCCATGCCGAGTGGGCGATTAGGCTCGGACACGCGTATATCTGGCCGTGGCGTGACGGCAAACAACCCCAGAGGATGCAGAGCTTACATAAAGCGGCTGCTGCATCAAAACCCTTAATGCAAACCTGGAGAGACTGACATGACCCTTGCCCAAGAAAAAGCAGCCAATGCCGCCATCAAACGCAGTTATCACACCGGATTTCGAACCGGCAGAGCCCAAAAGCCAACCGGCATCAGTCCGTTTATTTTTGCCTCCATTTTGCTGTTGCTGGTCGGCATTTCGCTCTCAGTGCATCAAATCACCGCCCAACCGCAACCGGAGCAACACGCATGCGCCTCCATCAGCCGTTAACTGACGATTACGCAGCGCTGTTTGCGACGGTGTTTAAACGCCTTGCGGCATTGTTCGTAGCACTCGTCACACTGGCGATTGTCATCATTCAACAGGGAGTCAACCCGTGGTAACGTACCTGCAAGCCAAAATGAAATACGGCAACCCAGAGCTGGAAAAGCACATGACGCTCTGGGACGTGCCCAAAGAACTCGAAATCGGCACCATCCCAAAACGCATTTATTGCAACAAAGACTTGGTGACCCCGTTAGGCTTGGCCTTTAAAAAACTCATCGACACCGGACGCGTGCAAGAACTGCGCACCTGGGACGGCTGTTTCAACATCCGCAAAAAACGCGGCAGAACCACGCCTTCTCTGCATAGCTGGGGCATCGCGATTGATGTCAATGCCGCGTGGAACAGTATGGGCAAAATCCCCATCTTAACGCCGGAATTCGTCGCCTGCTTTACCTCGTCAGGCTTCGACTGGGGCGGCCAATGGCGTCCGTTTGACGGAATGCATTTTCAGTTAGCGAGCATTTAAGAGCCTCCATGCCTAATTCGAATGAACTAAAAATAATAGGCTCGGCAAACACCAAGCCGGAGACCCATCATGATCATCGACAACCGCTACCTCGACATCCCCGAAATCGCGCGGCTTTGCCATAAATCCGCCGAATGGGTGCGCTATCGCATCAAGCATGACGAAAATTTCCCCCCAAACGTCACGCTTGAGAATCACCCCACGGTTAAAAACAAGCCCAAAGAACTCTTTGCGCTAGAGGAAATACGCGCCTATCTCGACGCGCATTTAACCAGAAAAGACCATAAACCCGTTAAAAAAGGCTTTCGACAAACCCGAACCACCGCCACGCGTGAAAACTTTTGTGTCCTGGGTACTCGGCACTGAAAAACGCCCCGCGTGCCAACCCATCACCCAACCGTTCCGCCGCCATGTGCGCGTCGCGGGTTGGAATTCTGGAGACTAACATGACCACTGAAGAACTCTACCGAGGCATTCAAACCCAGCACATTACCCTGGATGACTTTCAACGCATCTTGCAAGACTTCACGCGCGAAATTCATGACGAATTGCAACGCGCACTGCAACAACATTACGCCAACACCGACGACGTAAGCACCTTACTGAGCAAATAACATGAAACATCTCCTTCTAGCCTTAATCCCCGCTGTCGCCATTGCGCAGTTGGTAAAATTCGACCCAGACGGCAACCCCGTCAACGACAGCGCGCCGTGGCAATGCGTGTACGACACCAAGACCCGCCTCACCTGGGAAAAAATCGACACCTTTAGTCCGGTATCCTGGACCTACGCCAACAACGTTAATAAAGCCTTATGCAATAAAACCGGCTGGCGATTGCCCACGCGCATCGAACTGCAAAGCTTGATCCAATGTCCCAAAGGCCAGAACACTGAAGACTGGGCCAACGGCTACCCGTGCCTGGCGTACAAAGACACCCCCAGCAAAATCATCGATTCGGCTTTTTTTCCGCACATGGGCCAATCGGATTTCAACAAAAACTTTTACCGCTACTGGACTGCCGACACCTACGATGTGCTTCAAAATGCCGCGTGGTTCGTCAACTTCTCCACTGGCGCAACCGACTATAACTATAAAACGGAACTCATGGGAACAGTCTACGTTACCGACGCGCAGACTAACCCCACGCCGAAAACCAGCCTATTACCCACCTGGAACGCCGCTGAATCCTTGCTGACCATTCCGCAATTCGCAGCGAACCAAGGTATCAAATCCGTCAAGCTCAAGCTGAATCTGCAAGACGACAGCTTTAGCATCATCGACTACCCCTACTAAGAGGCCGCTATGATCACCCTCGAAAGCATTCGCCACAAACTGTACCTGCTCACCGACCAAATGGTTGACGTGGCGCACGACATGCAACTGGTCGACAACCTGGAATACCTCGTCAAGGAGCTGCTCACCACCGCGGAGTCATTAAGTAAAGTCGCTGACGCATTGCCCAAAGCGACCCCGCCCAAACCGTATCAAATCGGCTGCGGCGATCATGTTTTCCACGCCCCCAGCTTAAAAACGCTTGTGGTCCGCGAGGTTCGGAACGACATAGTCATGACTATGGAACAGCCTCAAACGATGCTGTTTTTAAACCATTGCCTGCTGATCTATAAAGCGACCGACGCAGAAAGGCAGGCGTTGCAACAAGAACAGGCGACTAACGAAAACGCCGTATTACCCGCAGAGGCTATTCAATAATTATGATCTATTCGCCCAGCAACTTGCACTTTGAAAAAGTCAAAAACGCAAACAGCAAAACCAATCTCCCGATTACGGTCGCTAAAACCGTTTGCCTGCGCTGCAAGCAACAAAAAGCCATCTCAAAAGGCTGCAAGCGGCCCATTATCGGCTTTAAACGGCGCTTTATTTGCGCGGATTGTGCATAATAAATATTTTTATATAACGGTCATTTATGATTAATATTTTAAAATTCATATTCCATAATTTATGGGCAATATATCTTGGTATATATACCGCTTCACATAATATACCGTTATTTAGCTATGAATTTAATATTCTTGTATGGCCGTTAATATTACTTATTTCAATACAAGATGTTATTACATAATAGTCACGTTCGTTGTTATTTTCGATATAAGTGCTTTTTAGCAGAGTATCAAAAAAGACAATTGGCGCAATTATATTGGTATACACAAGATATTCTGGAAATTAAAAATGAGCATAAAAACGCAACACATCATGCTGGACCTGGAAACCATGGGCATTAATCCGAACGCGGCTATTGTAAGCATTGGCGCTGTCGCCTTTGATCCAAAGGTTAATGAAATACTTGATGAAATCTACATCATTATTGATCTTGAATCATCCGTGAATAAAGGCGGCATCATGGATGCCTCAACAGTGCTTTGGTGGATGCGTCAAGACGATAGCGCAAGGCTCGTATTTAATGATTTCAGATCAGAAATGCATGAAGCCCTTTTTGGTTTTTATGATTTCTTAGATAGCTGTTCAGATTATGATACACGCTTAATCTATGGCAACGGATCAGACTTTGACAACGTTATTTTAGATTCTGCATATAAACGCATGAAAATTCCTACCCCCTGGAAATATTACAACAACCGCTGCTACCGAACCCTTAAAAACCTGCGCCCAGACATCCAACTAGAGCGTACCGGTACCCATCACAATGCCTTAGACGATGCCAAATGTCAGGCTATACATTTAATGAAAATCATGGATACCTTTCATGCGAACTAAAGCAGAATTGCTAGCAGCTAAAAAACGCCTCAAAAAACCCGCCGGAAAATTATTGCCTATCGATTTGCACGATAGATCAAAACCAGATTGGTTGACTAGCGCCTATCAAAATAACCGCTATATTGTAATGATTAACGATAACGTACCCATGACAATGGGCATAACCGCTATTAAAGCCTTTGTACAAACAGTCGATGATCAACCCATCAAAAATCATTGGCGCGAAATGCAAAACATCAAAAATGAACTATTTGGCCCGGAAACGACAGCAATTGAATATTATCCCGCCGAAAGCAAACTGAGTGATGTAGCCAATATTTATTGGCTGTGGATATTACCCCCGCAAGCGTTACCAAAGCCTTTATAGCCAACTACCACCCCCACCGGAGAACCCCATGAACATCAGCAAAACCAGATTCCAAGCCTACTTTTCCTACCTGCTTGCCAAAAGCGGAGGCGATAATATGGACCAGGCCGTCAAAGACACCTTCCGGGTCGCGGCCATTTTTTCCATACCTCCTAACGAGCTGGATGTAACCTTTGACTTACCCACTGGCACAGTAGCCGGAATGGGTTACGACCCACGGCACGACAACGGCTCAGAGCACTACACCGAATCCTTAAAAAAAACCTACCACATCGGTGACATCGGCCCATCCGGCGGCATCGTTTTTTATGTCGACCCCCAAAATACCGAACACGGCCTCGAATGCGCCGCAGATGACGGCCTATTCAACGGCAAAAAATTCATCTCCTGGCATGACGCCAATACCCTTGGGAAAGACGGCTGGCGACTGCCCTTAAAGAACGAGCTAAACCTAATCTACTTAAACAAAAATATTATTCCCAATCTCAAAAATAATACCATCGATTACAAAGGTTATTGGACAGCAGACGAATACAATGCACAAACCGCCTATTATCAATATTTCGGCAACGGCGCACTGTCGCAACTGGTCAAAACCTACGGCGCGTCGGTTAGATTGGTTAAAGCGTTTTAATTAGGGAAAAGGGGTAACGCAGAGCCTAACCGGCCGAAGGTCCGGTTAGGCGCCTGGTGGATAGACGAGACAACCTTGGAGAGCACCATGAACGATGACAAAAAGCCTTACACGCCAACCGACGACGAAGCCGAAGCGATTGACCGCGCGGGCTTGGTAGCTGCATGGCACGAATTGCAGCCGCTGAAAGACGATGACCTGCCAATACCGGAAAAGGTGCTGGCATGCCTGCGAGCGTTCAAGGCGGCCAGAGCGGGAGCGTATGGCGCCAGGGAAACGCTGGAAGAAGCACACCCCGAAGCGAACTTCGTCAGCTACTTCCCGGAGCCGACAGACATAGTGTGCAGCGCGGTGATGGGCTTGGACTTGGTGGATGGCCCCGACGAAATATGCGTGAGGCCTGTGCTGGGCGTGCGTTTGTCGGCGCTGTTTCAGGCTGCCAAGGTGCTGGAGGCTATGAGCACTGTGCATTCCGTGTTTGACGACGATGACGGAATCTTCGGCACCTACCTTGCGGATGAAGCCACGATGCTGGCCGAGGCTTCAATTCTTGGCAGGCCTGAAGGCGCCTAACGCATTGTTAAGGCGCGGCGGCACGTAGCCAAAAAGCACCGCGACGCTAAAGCCGTCGCTTTGAACTTACTGTTAGGCTTGGAAAATTATGGAAATACAAAGATTAAGAAACCTTACCACAGACAGGTTGCACACAGAGATTGGGCATGTGTACCAAGACCTTGAAACTATAACTGGCGAGCGCGGGTTAATGACGCATATGCTGCCAAGGGCTTTGGAGGCTGTTCAGCCTTGGTTGCGAGAGCATATAGCCGATCCGCGCTTTTGGGATGGTGAATACGACCCCGCGCATATGGGTGAATTTCATCTCCCGGAGCCGACGGCGGAAGATCGTGCGGCGATGTTTGAACGCTACAAAGAGCAGCCAAACCCGCTTGATGACAAACAAGTAATGATTATTAATTGCGATGCCTAACGCAGAGCTGTGCGGCGGGCCGTCAGGCCCGTCCGAACGAGCGCCGGGTTATGCCTCGGCTCCAAAAACGGAGGAATGACATGGACCACCTAATTGACGACAGCGACCGGCTGATGCCCTGCCCTTTTTGCGGCGCGGAAGCGGAAATTATCACGCTCGCAGGCGAGACCGACGAGCCAAGCATTGGCGCTCAATGCGTGCAATGCACGAGCAGCGCATGCGGAGCGGCCAGCGGATTGATTTACCCGCTTATGGACGACGTGACCGACCTGCTGCGCGAACGCTGGAACAAGAGGCATAACACCTGAATTAACGGGCGCGAGTAGCGCGTCCCGTTGAATGAATTGTTATGCGTAACCCTGAGGAAAACGATATGCACATGATAGAACGCTTGCAAGCCGCGATTGCAGCAAATGAGGAAGCCGACAAGCTGGCGATGACTTGCTTGAACCTGCAATACGCACGCAGGCTGGATCAGCTCGTATGCGATGCAGATAATCTTTCCCGCGACTTTGTGCGGCGACATGGCAGAGAGATGATTGCAGAAATAACCATACTCCTTAACACGCTGGCCGATGTTGTAGACCACGATTTTGCCTATGTTGGCGGCGAGGCAAGCACAGAAGATCCGAGAAGCCTATACAACCGAGTGCAGCGGGGGCGCGAAGTGCTGGCAGGGACGCGGCATGATTTACAAGGTTGAGTTTTCCGAAGGCGGTGTGTGCCACACAGGTTACAGGCCGCTTGCACTGGTATGGGCGAAACGAAAGGGCGCAAAAATGACACAGATAGATGAAACGCGAGAGTACGAAACAGTGCGAAGGCTGCACGCGACATCGCCTGAAGGCATGGAGCTTGATGCGCTGAAAACCTCAGCCGCTATTGCGTGGGGTTGGCTGTGGCATGTGACAACTGAGGATGACCGCGTGAAAACGGCGCGGCATCTGCTTGGACAGTTTTTGAACCGCGACATGAAGCGTTACGGCATCCAGACGGCCAAGGATGAAGGAGAACAAGTGAATGTGCAGGAAATTGAGTCCGCCATGCTGCGCGGTGAATTTGGTGACGCATAACACCAATTAGCCATCCCAAACAACAACAGATGCTATTAAGATCAGATTAATATGACCCCATCAACCTACTTTGCATTAATGGCAGAATTCGGAAAAGCACATATTCCCATTACTGAAGTCGCTGAGAAATATTTTGGCCTTAATGACAAAGAGGCCAAACTAAAGGCGGCCAGAGCGAAATTTCCTTTTCCGGTATTCAAATGTTCTACACAAGATGGGCAAAATAAATGCCCCTGGTTAGTCGATATTGCAGACTTAGCCAGCTATTTAGATGCACAGAAGGAAAAGTCAAAAAAGGAATTTAACGCGGCGCATTAATCGTAATCGCGCCGCGATAAAATATTATATTTTAAGTGAATGATTTATAATTATTTTATTTTTAATCTATCCAATCGAGCATAGGCGCAACACTGAAGGTATGATGTGATTTTTCGTTGTTTAACAATGCCTTCATGTATTTATTAGTAAGTTATTAATGCGTATTTATTGCTATTTTTTATGATTACATGCACCATAAATGCCCCGTCATTTTCACGGCGCATTTATGAAACCGACAAAAATCAAAAATAAAGATGGATCGTTCTCTTATAGAATCTATGTTAGCGTAACCATTGATGGTAAACAAATCAGAGAAAATAAGCGCTTTTCAACGCGGCAACTCGCTATTGATTGGGCGCAAAAACGCCAAGCAGAAATTGAACATGAAAGCATTCATGGAAAAAAAAGTACACAGACGATTAAAAGCGTGATAACGGACTATATGGAAAAATTTTCCAGCAATTATGGACGATCTAAAAATTATGACTTAGCCAGATTGCTGAATTATCCGATTGCGGAAATGTCAATTGATAAATTGTCCGTAAAAGCCATCATTGCCCATTGTATCGAGCGCAACAAAGAAGCGAAACCGCAAACTGTGCAAAATGACGTGATCTGGCTAAGAACTGTGCTGAGAACAATGAGCGCCGTGAATGGGTTTCATTTTGACGGCTCGGTGTTTGATTCGGCGATGGTGGTTTTGCGGCAGGAAAAACTGGTCGCACGCTCCACAGAGCGCAAGCGACTGCCCACGTTCATCGAAATGCTCAAGATTTCGCGTTATTACAAGCATAAACGAGGCAAAATACCTATGTATGATTTGGTTTGGTTCGCGTACTTTTCCGCGCGTCGATTATCCGAAATTACCCGACTGGAATGGCGAGACAATAATGACGAACGCATGACCGGCATGGTGCGCGATGCGAAACACCCACGCGAAAAAACGGGTAATCATAAACGTTTTAAGTATGACAAACGCGCCTGGCGAATCGTTCAGCAACAACCTAAGATGAAATCTTTAATATTCCCTTACAACGCTCAATCGATTGGCACTAATTTTGAACGCATGTGTAAGCTGTTAGGTATTGTCGATTTGCATTTTCATGACCTGAGACATGCCGCCACTAGTCGACTATTTAGACTGGGGTACAACATTTTAGTCACTGTCGAGCAAAGCCACGCGCTCATCCAGGCGCTAGATCCCGATTGCGCCGTAATGGATGAGGCCAAATGGGTGCTGTACATGACCCAAGAGCGCGGCTATGTGGTGATCAAAAAAGCGGATTTGCTGAAAAAATTGCAGGATTTGTAAGTCATGTAGGGCACGCTCAGCGTACCCTACACAGCTAATGATTAACAAAATAGGGTATGTCATATACCCTATTTAATTTACCCCCATTTACCCTATTTAATCCGCATTATTAACCCCTGAAAATAGTCTCAAACTTGACTATTTTTGAGACAAGAAAAGGCTCATGATTTGTCCATGAGCTTTTATACCGACATGTTACAGAAAGCGCAGGCCGCTTACGAGCAAGCCTTGACGCATCGACTCACGCAATTTGGCGATAAACGGCATGAAAACCATGCCATCGAACAATTGCGCGGCGAAGTTTTGTACTGGGAAAAGCGTGTAGCAGCAGAAACTGCCGCCGCAACAGGCACATCCTCTTATAAGCCGATCCAGGTCGTGCTATGACCGCTAACGTTGCCGCTTCCTATCAAGATGCGAAAATCGGTGCGTGGATACCGTCGCCAGGGTCCGCCGATGCCGATTTGCTGCAAGAACAGCGCATCATCTATTCCCGCGCGCGCGATTTGGTGCGCAACAATCCCATCGGCGCAGGCGCAACCCAAACGTTTGCCGACAACGTCATCGGCAGCCAGCTCCGCTTATCCTCGCAGCCGAAATACCGGCTATTAGGCTGGGAAAAGTCCCAAGCCTCCGAGTGGGCCAATCAAACCGAAGACCAATTCGAAAGCTGGGCCAATACCACCGAATGCGATGCCGCACGTACCCAAACGCTCATGGATTTGAGTATCCAGGCGCTCAAGTCGGCCTTAGTCAATGGCGATGCCTTGGCCTTGGTGATGTGGTTGCCGCGCAAAGAGGCGCAATGGTCAACCCGTTTGCAAATGGTCGAAGCGGACCGCTTAGCTACGCCGCCGCATTTGATCAACAGCAAATACTTGCGGGGCGGGGTCGAGATCGATGATTACGGCGCACCGGTGGCGTACTGGATCAATCGCAACCATCCCGGCGACATGTTTGGCAATATCGTCAATAATCCGCTCGATTTCGTTCGGGTACCGGCGTTTACCCCGTGGGGGCGTCGGCGCGTCATTCATTTATACGACAAAGAACGCTCCGGACAATCGCGCGGCAAGTCCATTTTTGCAGCAGTCATGCGTGAATTCAAAGTCGCCGGTGACTATTTAGGCCATGAGCTCCACGCGGCAGCCAGCAATGCCATGATTGCCGCCTTCTTAGAGTCTGACTTGCCGTCGGAATCGGTCGCAGAATTATTCGGTACCGATACCAGCGAAGGCGGCTACTGGAAAGGCGTCTCCGATAAATTCAACCGCAAAAAGCTCGAAAGCGGCATGATGCTGACCTTGCCGGTGGGCACCAAGCTTTCAGGCTACAACCCGAACCGCCCCAATACCGCGTTCGATGGCTTCATGGAATCGGTGATGCGTCATATCGCCGCCGGTCTGAACATGCCTTACGAGCTGCTGTTAAAAGATTTCAGCAAAACCAATTATTCCAGCGCCCGCGCAGCCTTATTGGAAGCGTGGCGTTTTTTCCAAAGCAAGCGCGCCTGGTTAAAAAACCTTTGGCTCGATCCGATCTACGCGTGCTGGATCGAAGAAGCGGTCAATACCGATAAAATCCAAGCGCCCGATTATTACGCCAACCGTCACGCCTATCACGGCTGCCGCTGGGTATTCTCGGGCCGTGGATGGGTCGATCCGGTCAAAGAAGCCAAAGCCGCGCAAATGCGCATGGATATGGGCCTGTCGACGCAAGAAGCCGAATGCGCCGAGCAAGGCACCGATTGGGAAGATGTCCAAGACCAACGGATCCGCGAATTGAGCCGCGCGATTAAGCACTGTCAACAAGCCGGATTGCCGGAAAGCGCTGCCTACATCATTGCCGGTTTCGACCTGTCCGGAAACCCCTCGGATATTTCCGCCTATTACAACGAGCCCGATAACGCGCCGGGCAATGACGCAACTCAACAGGAACAAGCCAATGCCGATGCGTAACCCCGCCGTATTTGCCCGCATTTTCAATACGCCGCTGATGATTCAATCGATGAAACTCGATGCCATCATTGCTGGATTAGGGCCGCGCTTTGGCTTGGAGTTACCCAAGACTGACATGGTCTTGACCGCATCCGGCGAATGGAAACGCCCCGGTTATCAAGTCATCGGCACTATCGCCGTTATCGACATTTTCGGCGTATTAGCGCATCGCATGTCCTTTGACGGCAATACCAGCGAATATATTTTAGGCTATGACGTGATTGCCAAACGCCTGGACGCGGCATTAAACGATGCAGCAGTGACTGGCATTTTATTACAGATCGATTCGCCCGGCGGCGAAGTGGCGGGCTGTTTCGAACTGGCGCAACTGATTCATGATGCGCAAGCGCAAAAGCCTATCCATTGCGTCATCAGTAGCTTGGCGGCCTCGGCAGCCTATTTACTGGCTTCGGCGTGTGCCGTCATCGGCATTTCCGATACTGGCATGGCGGGGTCAATCGGCGTGGTCATGCGCCATGTCGATGTCTCGCAAATGGCCGAAAAAGAGGGCATCAAAGTCACGCACATTTTCGCCGGCGCGCAAAAGATCGACGGCAATCAATTCGAGCCGTTGAGCAAAGCCGTCAAAGCCAAATTTCAAGACAACATCGACGCGCTGTACGAGCAATTTATCAGCGCCGTCAGCAGTAATCGCGGGCTGAGTGCTCCGGCTGTTCGGGGTCAGGAAGCGGGCATTTATACCGGAACAGCAGCAATACAAGCAGGCTTGGCAGATCGTATCGCCACGCCGGATCAAATGCTCGCAGCAATGCAGCAACAATTTAAATCCATACCAAGAGGATCAACCATGGCAGCAACGACTGAAGCCGTATCCGAAAACGATACCGCGATCATCAAAGCGAAGGCCGAAGCGTTTGAAGCCGGAAAGCGCGAAGGCGCCTCGGCAGAACGCCAACGCATGAGCGCAATTTTAAATCACGACACCGCAATCGGCAGAGAGGCGCAGGCGAAAGCCTTGGCGCTGGATACCGATTTAGCGCCGGATGTCGCCGCGAAAGTATTGGCAGCAAGCCCAATCAGCGCCGCATCGGCACAACCGGTCTCGCAATTTGGCGAGCATATGACGAAGCTGGGGAATCCAACCGTCGGCGCGGATCAAAGCGACGCTGATGTGCAAGCGCAGGCCGATAATTATGGCTGGGACAAAGCCTTTGCCAAAGTAACGCCCATTAGAGGTAACAAATAATGACTCTTTTAACAGAAGGCAAAAACCCAGGAGAGTTCATTGTCTCCGAACAGGAATCGCTATTAAGCCGTGATGTGATTATCGTCAAATCCGGTCAAAATCTGGTAGCCGGTGCGGTACTTGGCATGTTGATTACCGCCACTGCGACAGCAGCAGCGGGCACTAATACCGGTAACGGTGTAATGGGCGCGATTACGTGCAGTGCAGGTGTAATAGAAGGTAAGTATGTTCTCAAGATCACCAAAGTAGCGGCCAATGCCGGGGATTTTGAATTAGTCGATCCTGAAGGCGATGTCGTGGGTATTGGCACAGTAGGCGCACCCTTTAATTTAAATGGCTTGGCGTTCACCTTGGCCGATGGTGCTGTGGATTTCGCGCTGAACGACACTTTTACCATTACCGTGGTCGAATCTTCGCGTAAATATGTCGCGCATGCGCCATCCGCTACAGACGGCAGCCAACACGCCGTCGCGGTTTTATTTGCGGGGGTCGATGCGACAGCGGCAGATAAAACCGGCGTAGCCATTGCCCGTGTGGCGGAAGTCAACGGCAATGAAATCACCTGGGCGAGCGGTATCAGTGCCAACGATAAAGCGTTGGGCATTAAATCGTTAGCTAAACGCAACATTATCGTTCGCTAAGGAGCAACAAACACATGGCTACATTAGATATTTTTAAACAGAACGCGTTTTCGCTGATTAGTCTATTACAAGCTTTCGAAAGATTGCCGTATGTGCCGCAGCGAATGAACGAACTTAACGTGTTTACGCCCAATCCGGTACGCACCGAAACGGTTGCCATCGAAAATAGGGATGGCGTGTTAAGTTTAATTAAAACGTCTAATCGCGGAGCGCCGCTAGAGCAGCGCACCAATGAAAAGCGCAATATTCGTGATTTTAGAACGCTGCGCATCGCTAAAGCGGATCGAATTACCGCAGCCGAATTAGCGTTTATTCGGGCGTTTGGATCAGAATCCGAATTAATGCAAGTGCAGGCTGAAATTGCCCGGCGGCTATCGGGGCCGGTTGGGTTATCGAATGCTGTTGAATTGACTTTAGAATATATGCGTCTAGGTGCAATTCAAGGCATTGTCTACGATGCGGATGGTAGCGTCATTCGAGATTGGTTTGATGAATTCGACATCACGCCAGCGGCTGAAATCAACTTCGATCTTGGTAACGCGGCTTCAAAAATCCGCACCAAATGCAATCAAGTGGTTCGTGCCATGATGCGTGCAGCAAAGGGCGCATGGACACCCGCTACGCGTGTATATTGCTTATGTGGAGATCAATTCTGGGATGCATTGACTAGCAATGATGAAGTGCGTTCGACCTATTTAAACACTATGGAAGCGCCTAAATTACGTGATGGCAATGTCTTTGAAACCTTCAATTTTGGCGGAATCACCTTTGAGAACTATCGTGGCACCGACGATGGTACGACTGTAGGTATTGCAACTGATAAAGCCAAGTTTTTCCCGGTTAATGCGCCAGGAGCCTTCTTAGAAGTCTTTAGCCCGGGTGAAACATTCGCACATATTGGCCAATTAGGCCAGCGTATTTATCCGATGATTATTCCTGACGATGAGCGCCAAATGTATGCGGATATCGAAGCCTACAGCTATCCATTGCATGTCTGTACGCGTCCGGAAATGCTGCAAAGCGGCAGAGCGGCGTAACGTAACAGCTTTCCACGATAACAAGCGGCTATTGCATGCAAAATGACCCATTTAGCTACTCGCTGGTCACGTATTTTTGGGTATTTAGTCTATCGATATGGGGCGGGATAGTGAATTATTTACGCAAAGTCAACACCGGAGCCATAGCGCGTTACAGTCTAGTTGAAGTTATAGGCGAGCTGGTCATTAGCGGGTTCTGCGGGGTGATGACATTTTATCTGTGCGAAGCCAGTGACTTTGAGGGCACATTGACTGCCGCGCTCGTTGGGATTTCGGGACATATGGGTTCGCGCGGCATCTTTATGATCGAAAATTATATTCAACGAAAATTCGATAATGCGTCATGAATATTGAGGTTTAGCGATGTTCAATTTGCAACTCGATGCTAATAATGTCTTCTCTGCGCTGTCCCATATGCCAGAACAGATCCCATTTGCAGCCGCATTGGCGTTAACCAGAACTGCCCAAAAGGTAAAGCGGGATTTGCAGACGGCCATGCCCGTGGCATTTAAAAACCCGACACCCTATACCTTGCGCGGGGTATCACTGGATCCGGCAACTAAGCGCAAATTAGAGGCGATAGTTTGGCTTAAAGGCGATGGCATGTATGAGCCAAGCAATGAATCCTTGCCACAAGCCAAATACTTGCGTCCTGGAATATTTGGCGGGCCACGGCATGCCAAATCGAATGAGCTGGATATGCGCCGTGCGGGCTTTCTTTCCGGCGATATGTTTACCGCTCCGGCATATGAGTTCAAAGGCAAGCTGGATAAATACGGCAATATTCCCGGGCCGACAATTTTGCAAATGATTACGAGTCTGGGCATACAACAAGAGCGTCCGGGGTGGCGGCAAAACAGCACTCGGGAGTCGCGCGCCCGAAATTCCAGGAGACGTTTGGATTATTTTGTCATGCGCAGAAATAATAAAGATGTGGGCATTTTTAGGCGTAAACCCGACTCAGATGATGCGGAAACTATGTTGTGGTTTATTAAAGCGCCGGTATACAAAAAACGCTTTGATTTTTTTGGTATTGCGAATAAAGCCGTTCATGAGAATTTAATGCCGGAAATACAAAGCGCGATGCAAGTCGCACTCGCAACGGCAAGAGTCTAGTTCATGGCGTGGATTGATTTAGAAACCAATGTCAATGCCGAAGTTATGAGCATTTTCGCAGAGAATATAATTTTGCATTTATTCGAAGGCGACACAGCGACCAATGGCATTTATACCGAAGCGGTGACCGAGGACATGGGGATTTTGCGCACCGATTATTACGTCGATCTGTTGCCGGACGATGCTGCATTGCTCAAAAAAGGGGATCAATTAACCATTCGCTCAATGCTATTCGAAATGGTTAAATCCACGCCGAATAACGGTCTTGAGCATCTGGAGTTACGCCGCTTATGAGCACCTTGCGCCAATTGGTGAAAGATCGGATTAGCTTATCTGACCTGGGTTATAACCTGGCGATGGTCGGTGGTGCGGCGAATTTGGCGGAAGTGCTGGAAGGGTCGGCTCGCGGGCAGGGTTTACCAGCAGTATTTGTGTGGTGCCAGGAACTGAAAGCCAAAGAAAACACTTTGATTAATGCCCATAGTCAGGAACTGATGGAGACCTTGGTCGTGGCGATCATGGTCAACAACAATGTAGGCGAGCAACAAGGCGATAGTTCCGATGCTGCCGAGGCGATCAGGGTCGGGATTAGAGCGTTGATTGCTGGCTGGATTCCGAACGAATCGATTAATGCCTTCGATTATATCGGTGGGAAATTAGTAACGATGGAAAACGGCATCTACTATTGGATCGATCACTATGTCACTTCGTATTATTTTAGAACTGTATAGGTACGGCAATGTTAGATAAATATGCAGGAGAGTCGGGCACGTTTTATACCGATCCTGAAACGGGAACGCGAATGACTGAACAAGAGTGGCTTAGCAAACAAGCCAAAAAACAAATGGACCGTAAAGATGAAAAAACCGACGCTACTGCTGCACGAATCATTGATTCGGCTGGCTAAAGGCATGATATCAGCCTGGGAAAAATGGCTGAAAGAACAAAACGAACTTTAATTTAAACAACCGGCGCGCAGCTTGTAACTCGTAAGACGCACAAGCATATAGGCAACCCTGCTCACACAGAGGACTACCTATGTTATCAATGCGCAAGCGGGTTATTTTAGCAAAACTCGAAAGCACCTATGGGACAGATTCGACACCGGCGGCTGCCGATGCGATTTTGTGCAGCAATCTACAGTTATCGCCACTGGAAGGAAGCGATGTCAAGCGAGATTTTATCCGGCCTTTTTTCGGGAATCCTGGATCAATCCGGGTCGAAAACTATGCCAAATTAACGTTTGATCACGAACTAGCAGGATCAGGCGCGGCGGGTACCGTTCCAGAATTTTCGTCGTTATTAAAAGCGGCAAACTTTTCCGAAACTATCACCGCGGCAGCGATTACCGGCACAGCGCAAACCGGCTCAACTACCAGCACCATCAAACTGGCAGCAGCCGCATCGGCGGTTGATGATTTTTATACCGGGATGTCGATCACCATTACCAGCGGTACTGGCTCTGGTCAAACCCGGGAAGTCATTGGTTATGTCGGCTCGACCAAAGTTTGCACCCTTGCAACCAACTGGGTAACAACACCCGATGTAACCAGTCTGTATAGTTTAGGTGCAAACGTCATCTATACCCCTAACAGTGCATTCGGCACTGCCTCGAATTCCTCAGTAACGATCTATTTTAATATCGATGGCACGCGCCATGTATTGCTGGGTGCCAGAGGCAATTTCAAGTTGGACGTATCCGTTAAGCAGATTCCCAAGATGTCATGGGAATTCACCGGCTTATTGGGCACGATTTCCGATGTTGCGTTACCGTCGGCCGATTTTGCCGGATGGCAGACGCCGGTTACCGTATCAACCGCAAATACCACCGATATCAATCTATTAGGTTATACCGGCGCAGTATTCGAAAAATTGATGGTCGATATCGGCAACTCGATTGTCTATCGCCAGCTTGTAGGCGCTGAATCGGTATTGATTACCGACAGAAATATTGCCGCAGACTTTACTATTGAGGCCGTTAGTGTAGCCACGAAAGACTGGTGGACATCGGCAAAGAACTCTGCAACCGGCGCGTTTTGCATCAAGCACGGTCAAACCGCAGGCAATATCGTCGGCTTGACCGCGCCGAAAGTCCAGATTGCAACGCCGAATTATTCCGATTCAGATGGCGTGGCGATGTTTAGCGGCAAGCTGAACATGACGCCGTCCGCTGCAGCGGGTAATGATGAATTAAGAATTTGTTTTAAATAAAAAGGTAGGTATATCAATGAGTTATGCGTTAAGAAAAGGAAGTAAAAGTTCTCGCGTAGTCACGGTAAAAGTTCCTGAATACGGCGACAACGACCAACTGCTCGGTACGCTAGAGTTTAAGGCTGAGCTTGAAAAAACGCCGGTTGACCAATGGTCCAATGAAATTGAGGACGCCAAAATCGTTTCGGTTTTACGTTCCAAAATTAAAAACATTGAGGGCGTAAAAAATGAGGATGGCACACCCGCGCCGTTCTCTGATGCATTAGTCGATGCGGTGTTAGATGATCAGGCAATCGTCAATATTATGTGGCAATTACTGTTAGTCGTGCAAACCGGCGAAAAAGAAAGTGCGCTGTACAAACAGCTTAAACTAAAAAACTAAGCGAAGCCGGGTATTTTTATCAAAAAAACCCGGCGTCTAACTCAGAAAAAGAGACTGAAACGTTATTTGCAGATGCCGAATTATTAGGCGTCACAATCAACATACCCGTTTCAGAATCGGATGAACAGGTTGAATACTATGAATATTGGCATGACTGCCATGAAGCGATCAGCCTGTTTTTTGACTATTTAACAGGGCAATGGATTGTCTCAATGTCGGGGATTATCGACATTAATAATGTGGCCGTTATGGATGTATTGCGTGAATACACGCCAAAACCCAAAAAGCGGCTTAGATTGCTACAAGAAATCAGGGCATTTGCAAACGGGATCATCAAAGCAATTAACGAAAAGACAGACTAATTACAATCAAAAGGTATCTGCATGAAAAACGACTCTAAAAAACTATCAACAATCATCTTGTTATTACTATTCCCGCTTATTTCGTTAGCGGGATCTCTGAGTGATTATGCCGAGAACGCATTTCTCGATCATATTTTGCGTGGCACCGCTTACAGTGCGACAACCCCGACAAATTACTATGTTGCGCTGTATTCGACGGCGTGTACTGATGCTGCGGCAGGGACTGAATTGACAGGCGGTAGCTATGCGCGCGTAGCAATTGCGAGAAGCACCTCGGCCTGGAATGGTACGCATGGCAATACTACAGGCGCATCGTCTGGGACTAATGGTACTGTCAGTAATGCGGCTGCAGTTACGTTCCCGGCGGCAACGGCAGATTGGGGAACAGCAACGCATTGGGGTATTGTCGACGCCTCTTCCGGAGGCAATATGATCACTTGCGCCGCGCTGACGGCCAATCGAACCATTACCAACGGCAGTACAGCAAGCTTTGCCGCTGGTGCGTTAACGTTTCAAATCGATAACTAAAGAACCGTGGCCTACAGTCTGTTCTAGGGGCCAAGGCCGCGAATATAACGAACAATCCATTAACTACAGAGGTAAAAATATGATCTTAGCCAATTCAAATGTGGGCGGCAGCGTCACGACGATTAACGACAAGCACGGCAATGTATTGCTGAAATTAACCCGCGAATACGGCGAAACAGTGCCAACGCTTGAAGTGCTCGAAGTTGAAAAAGCCTTGTTAGCGGTTGCTGAGTCGCTGTTTGCGAAGCTTGAAGCTTAAGAATGTCTATTCACGTCCACCCTCTCGTACTTCAGCTTAGGTTTTATGGCGATGATGTGGACGTGGACAGACCCCTGTACGAGATGCACGAACAGTATCGTGGCGTGGCGAACGTAACGATAGACAACACTGGGGTCGCGCAAGTGACCCTGTTAACTTGCGACGACTTTTTAAAATCCGATTTTGATGCCATCAGACAGTTTTTAAAAAGTGTTGGAGTTAAGACCATGCGTTATACGCATAAAGGAAGCCAGCATGATTATCCGGTTGGGGATTTATTAATATGATCAAACACAAAACCCGCGTCAAGGAGACGGCAAGCAACAAGCCGAATGCGTCAACTGCGTTTTCCCTCCCGGGAAGCGCAGCGACTGGATACCGGACGTTTGCTTCGGCTTATGCCAATACCGATCAGCTACCGTACCATGCTACGAACGGGACGGATTGGGAAGAAGGTATTGCAACGTTTACATCAGGCTTGCCAGATACGTTGGTGCGGTCGGTTATTTATGAGTCGAGCAACTCAGATGCGACCGTTGATTTTAGTGGTGGAGCGGATGTTGAAATAAGCTGCGGATGGCCTGCGAAACTTGGGGAATTTGCGCATAATCCAGGCTACATTAGCGGTCTATCGTTAACGTACTCGTCAAGTACAGCGTTGATAATCGAGTCTGGTACAGTTGTTATTGATTATAAAGCCTTCACGCTTGCCCAAACCACTGTGACATCTGCTACAACGATGAAGGATTTGTCGGGCGCAACGGTAACGCTGGGCTCGTCTAAGTCTTATTTTGTGTATGCGTATAATAATGCAGGCACATTAGAAATAAGAGTACAGGAGCGCACCGGCTCAGGTAATGGTGCCGATCCTACTTTTGATTCTACGTTAGATTACTGGAAGGGGCCGGTAGCAGGATCAAGACGCATTGGAAAAATCATTACAAACGCCTCATCTCAAATCATCGTTTTTAAATTACACACCTACGGTCGCACTCGGCATTTACAGTTAGCAACATCAGGTGGTGCTATTGCCTTAATGGCTTACGGTACAGCCACAACATATACATCAGTAACAATAACCCCGTTTGTAACTTCTGATGATGTTGCTTACTATCTTGAGTATCAAGTTCGCAGAGATACAACAACAGGGAGTGCGCAGATTCTGTTATCAAGTGATGGTGGCACGGCTGAAATTTTCAATCTAAATTTTGGGGCGGCGATTTTAACTTCAGCATCGTCGGTTGGAGCGTTTATAGGTAAGATACCCAATACTGGAACGCTGCACTATAGGGTTAACTCGTCAAATTCGGGTTATATTCGCTACCTTGGTTCTGAGTTTTTTGTATGAGTTATATAGTAAAGATTGGCACAAAAGAAGTTCAGTGGAATGGCGATAAACCGATCCCAGAAGGCTTTGTCGAATTTACAGAGCAATTAATCGACGCGCTAGTTTGGGATAGTGCGCTTAATAACTTGCGAGAAAAGACGGGTAGCGAGTTATTAAACGATTATCGACTAGCAAAAATAGAGCTATTAAAAGCCGATTGCACGACTGCAATCCAAGCCGGTTTTACCTCAACAGCGCTAGGTGAAGCGCATGTTTACGACTCGGCTTTACCGCAAGACCAAACCAACTTGCTGGGCGCAAGGATGGCAGGTATTGATATGATGTTTACCTGTACAGATAGCGCCGGCTACAAGTCGCAAAAATTTCATACAGTCGCACAAATGGCGCAAGTTTACCAAGCAGGTATGGTACATCTGCAAACGCAAAAGGCGCGATTCTATGCGCGTAAACTAGCAGTTGAGCAGGCCGCAACTATTGACGCAGTAGATGCGGTGGTTTGGTAAACAATGTACGGTGTTGGCGGTTATGGTAGCGGTGGATATGGTTATGTGCCTGCTCCGGTTGGAGGTAGTCAAACCGACCTAGCGGGTGCTGCAGTCGCTTATGTTTCCGCAACAGGCGTCGTCAACCAAACCATAGCACTATCTGGCGCAGCAACTTCTGTCAGTATAGCAAACGGTGCTGTAACAATCACTACAAGCCTGTCGGGTTCCGCTCAATCCTCGGCTTCGGCCTCCGCTGCCTTTCTTGGCGAAGTCCCACTAGCAGGATCGGCACAGGGTCAAGCCACAGCGTCAGGCAGTATGACTCAAAGTCAAACGCTCACTGGCGTAGCCCAGGCCGCCGCCTCAGCCAATGGATATTTAAACCTCAGCCTTAATATGTCAGGGGTTGCCATCGCTTCAGCGTTGGCATCAGCTAACCTAGACACGGGCGGCAGTGGGTTGAGTGGTGCAGCTTCCGCACAAGCGTCCGCATCCGGAAGCCTGGGAAGCGTCATTGGCCTTACCGGTCAAGCTCAAGCCGTTGCCGTGTCCTCCGGAGGACTGACCAACACTCTGTCGCTAAGCGGTGCGGCTGCCTCTGTCGTAGCAGGGACTGGGAACGTCACAGTTGCTTTCGGAGGGTTATCTGGTTCAGCGCTTGCTTCTGCGTTGGCCACCGGAACTGTGAGTCTGTCTCTGACCTTGGACGGTCATGCGTTGTTGCAGGCGATAGCGCAGGCGCAATTATCAATATTAGGCGATTACATCATCCCGGCAGGACGCTACAAAATTAGAAACATAACGCCAAGGCTTTCGGTACGTGTAGCATGATTCAACCAACGATTACAGTGTATAAAGGGCGTGACAATCCAGTCGTATTAACGCTATTAAGTGATAACGCGAGCATTGCCCATGCGAGCTTGACGCGCATACAAATAAAAGTGGGGACGTTGCTCATTGACAGCAATGTCCTGCCCGCTCTATTTGCAATCAATGCCAATTCAGTTGCGGTCAAATTGGGGTTAGCAGGACTTGTCGCAGGCCGTTATCCGGGCGCGGTTATTGCCTTCGATAGCACTAATACCAATGGCGTCGTATTCGGTGAATGTGTGATAACGGTTAAGGAAGTGTAACGATGGCTGAGATGCAAAGCTTTTTTAGCGCAGCGGCCCAAATAGATAATCGGCAATTTTCCAGGCGATTATCAGTACTGAAAAAAATCCGGTTATCAGTAAGGTAAGTAATATCATGGCAGACCTCCAGTTAACGTTACGAATTCGCGCCAATGCGGATGGCACTGCGCAGATTATAAATGGCGTTGGCAATAGCATCAACAGGGTAAGCGATCAAGCCAATCAAGCGACGTCCGCATCCGCGCGGATGGCTGCTGCTTTACAGCGTGTTGGGCATTATGGCGCAGTCGCTTTTGCCGGTAGTTGGTTTTCTGGCAAAGCTAAAGAAGCGATTCTATTGGCCGATCAGATGACGCTGCTCGACAGCCGCATCAAAATTGCCAGCAGCAGTTTGCAAAATTATCAGAATGCCAGTGCAAGTTTAACGGCTATTGCGTTATCGACCGGATCATCATTAGAAAGTAATGTTACGTTGTTCAGCAGGCTCAATAAAGCCGTTGAAGGCATGGGCGCAACTTATCAGACGACCTTGGGCATTACCAAAACCTTGGCAGAAGGTTTAAAAATTTCTGGAGCGAGCGCAGGGGAAGCCAATTCTGTCATGATTCAGTTATCACAAGCTCTATCGTCCGGCGTACTCAGAGGCGATGAGTTTAATAGCATCATGGAAAATGGTTCGCGCATAGTGGATGCATTAAGTACCGCAACGGGAAAAAGCCGAGGTGAATTGCGCAAAATGGCGGAAGAGGGCGAATTAAGTGCCAAATTAGTGGTAGATGCGCTAAAAAGCCAGGCGGCGTCAATTCATAATGATTTTGGGAAAATCCCATTGACCATTGGCGCAGCAATGGAAAATGTAAATACACGTTTTGCCAAGTTCATTGAGCATGAAAATAATGCGGTAGGATTAACATCAAATCTGGCGAAAGGTCTTGACGAAGCCAGTCAGCATATCGGTCTATTGGCAGGCGCTTTAGGTGGTTTAACTACGTTAGCTGTGGCAATTGGTGGCGCAAATCTGGCGATGGTGGCTTTTAATGCCACTACGCGGTTAAATCCGATCATCATGGCAGCATCAGTTGTGGCAGCGGGAATAGGGATGATTGCAGGCCGTATCCAAGATTTGAATGCGGCCTGGGAAAATAAAATTACGGCATCGTCAACATTAGATGAACAAAACAAAAAGATACATGATCAGATTCAGCTTTTAGCAGAATTAAAAACCCATCATGGGCTTTATTACGATACCAAAATAGCAAAAGAAACTAATGCGCTAAAGATTATGATTGCCGAGCGCAATCAGATGATGGATCTGGCCGCCAATGCGGAAAAAGAAGCGGTAGAAACAACAGAAAAGCGCCTTAAATCTGAAGAAAAGCTCAATCAAATATTAGAAGGCAAATACAAAAACATCATCACCCAAGCTGCCGAAGCGTATAAAGTGGACCAAAATCTTATGTTAGCCATTGCGCAGCGTGAAAGCGGTAGTGGTAAAAATATGGGCCGATCCAGCACAGGTGATTGGGGTTTGATGCAGATTAATGAAAATACCGCGCCACAAATTAGCAATGCGTTAAAAGTATCCGTCAATAAAATTCTGACAGATCCGGAAACGAATGCAAAAGCTTCAGCTTGGTATGTCAGTTGGTTGCAACAGCAATTTTCAAAGGCAAATGTAACGCCAACCGCTGAATTGTTTGCGGCCGCGTATAACGGCGGTTTCGGTAATCTTGAAAAAGCTAATTTTAATTTAGTTAATTTGAAAAAAACCGTGCGTGAGTATGCAATGGATGTTGCCGATACGCAGCAAGCATTAACAAAAATGTCGGGAACGGATTGGTTTAAAACACAAGCGGAAGGCGCAAAACAAGCAAGCGATGCATCTAAAAAATATGCGTTAGAAATACAAAAGCTGAACGATGCCGCAATAACCGGCGCGCAACTTTACAATCAAACTATCGCCAGATTAGACGAGCAGCACCAAAGCGGCTTGAGCGATGCCGCATATGCCAAGGGCATTGAGGATGCTAACTCGGCGTTAATGCAATTTGTTGATAGTTTAGATGCAACAAAGATGCATGCAGCAGATATAAAAAATGAATATGAAGACTGGATTAAGATTTTTGAATTAGCAAAAAGCTATCAGGAAAATGCACTAACTAATACTGAAAGACAAGCGCAAGAAATTAATAAGCTGGTTGCAGTTTATAACAGTGTTGCGAATACTGGCAACGGCTTAATGAGCGTTGATGTTTTTAGTACAAATTTAGAAAAAATACAGGGTAAGTATGCGCCATCTAATTTAAAAGGCCTAGAAGACTATAACACCCTGATTCAAAAAATTACCAGCAGTACAGGCCAACTTGGCGCAACCAATAATGCTGTTTTTGATAGCGCGTTAGGCGGCATTAACACATTAGTCAGCGCATTTAATAATATGTCTGCCGCGATTGATGCTAATACCCAATCGCAGTTGGACTTAAATGCAGCAAAAGCGGGCGCATTAGCTGACATTAGAACATCGAAAGACGATGAATTCGGCAAAGCAATAAAAGAAAAAAAGGCGCTGTATGATTTCGACATGGCTAGTAAAAAACTCGCTGACGAAAAAAATCAAAACGAATTAAGCGGTGTGCGACAAATCATCGGCGCAACTGCGCAAATGTTTGATAAAAAATCCAACGCGGCGAAAGCCTTGCACGGGATTGAAATGGGCATAGCGGCGGCTGAATTAACCATGAAAGCCCAAAGCATTGCCTCAAACATTGCCGCGACCACATCTGGGGTAGTGGCAGGTGCGGCTAAGTTTTTTGCACAATCGGGATGGGCCGCTTTTGCGGGCATTGCCGCGATGATTGGCGTCATTGGCGCGTTAGGCGGTACGACATCGTCACCTAGTATGCCCAGCATCGACACTAAAACCCAAGGCACTGTGCTGGGAGATAAAACAAAATCCAGCAACACGGCGGAAAATCTCGGCAAAATCATGGAGGATATCCATGCATCCGAGTACTTAGCTTTGCTTAATATTAATGAGAGCATCAAAAAACTCAATGACAGTATTCTGGCTGCGGTGACTGGCATTTTTCAGAGGGGCGATTTAGCAACGCCGACTTTACCGGCCAACACGTCATCAATGTTCGTTAACACCCGCAATGAGATATCGCAAAATCGCTTGACAGGAAAAGGGAATACCTTGGGTGCCATAAGTGATGGCTGGCAATTTGATTTATCGCAATTTATAGAGACCAAGCGCACCAAAGATTTATTATTTGGACACATGGTAAAGACGTCTACCTCTCAAAATGCAGTTAGCGACCAGACTAATCGTGATGTGACTGCCATCTATAAGAATTCAGGAGATATGTTAATCGAGGCCGGTAAGATTTTCGGCATGGATGTTAAAGATGTCGTCAATGCGATTCGCATTCCCGACCTGGACATTGACATCAAAGACATGACCGGCGAAGAAGCGATTAAGGCGTTTAATGCGTATATATCCACATCTATCGATCAAATGGCCGGTCAAGTATTCCCTGAGTTGGCGCAATACCAAAAAATCGGCGAAGGACTTGGCGAAACGGTCGGTCGGGTTGCGGCGGATGTCGGTATCGTTAAATCAGTGTTTGATAATTTGCATGTGACATTGCCGACAACCGCGGTAGGCTTGATAGCGGTATCAGAAGCGCTAGTGTTGGCCGCAGATGGCACGGATAAACTGACGACCAATCTGAATAATTTTTATAATAAGTTTTACAGCGATACCGAACAGGCACTCGATAATTTTCATTTTTTAACTCAGAATTTTGCGCGTAAAGGCATCGAACTGCCGACCGATAGACTTGGTTATCGTGATGCTGCGCGTAACGCATTGGCCAAAGCGGGTACGGATTCCGATATTTTGGCAGCGGCAAAAACCCGACTTGATGAGTTGACTAAGGCCGCGTTTGCGCCATTTGAAAAAAATCTGGAAATCCGCAAAAACAATGCGGAACGCTACGGCGGCGAAGACGCTAGGCTGTACAAAATAGCGCAAGATGAAGCGAAGGCTGCGGTAAAAGCGGCGACAAAATCACAGGCCGATTATGTAGCTGAATTGCAAAAAAGTAGCAATGCGAGCGCTGAAAATGCGAATTTGCTGCTTGAGCAATCGGACAATGCTGATGCTTATTACTCAGCGATCGAAAAAGGCCAAAAAGCTCTCGATCCAAGGCCTTTTAGAACATCTGTCAATGCGTTCCAGCATGAATTCTCTAAAGTATCCAACCAGGCCATCCCCACCAGCATCGAGGGTTATCGCAACCTGATCAATAGCATCGATACCAGTACCGAAGCAGGTCGCCGCATGCATGACGGACTGGTTATGTTGGCACCGGATTTTGTTGATTTAGACGATAGCCTGTCCGGACTTAAGGATGAATTAAGTCAAGTATATGTGGGGGGCAATGATTTTACGATGACCATAATTAGCATGGCTGATGCCTTTGGCAGTGCGGATAAAGCAGCACAAGTGTTCAAGGATTCTATTAAATTAGTTTATTCAGGCAACGATGTTAAAACCATGTCGATTACAGCTGCAAATACGCGTTTTTCCAATAATGCAAAAGCAGCTGGTCTGGAAGGTTTACGCGTTCAAGATGCGCAAACTGGATTGAAATGGATAACAGACAGCGAAATAAAAGGCACGATAAACTTAGGTGATAAAGTAAAAATTGGCAATGGGACGTATTCTTGGGCAGAAGTACAAACATGGCTCGTCGATAATCTGAACCCTATTTATAACGCTGAAAACATGAGTACCGGCGATAATTCCGCATCCAAAGCCGCCGACGACGCCGCCAAAAAAGCCGCCGACGACGCCGCCAAAAAAGCCGCCGACAATGCCAAAACCCTGCTGGATTTAAACAACGACATTGCCAAGCAGCTCAAAAGCATTGGCCTGAGCGACATCAAAAAAAGCATCCTGGACATTAATACCGGCATTGATGACATGATTACCAAAGCGCGTGAAGCAGGTGGCACGCTGCCGGCTATCGAAAGTCTGCGCACTGCGAAACTCACCGAATTAGCCACGCAAACCTTTAAAGACCCGCTTAAACAAGTGAGCCGAATTGGTAACTCAGACATCCAAAATCAAGTTTTAGATATTGCTGAATCAAACAAGACCTTGCGCGATTCTGCCAAAGCCTTGGCTGACGCGTCACCAGCACTGAAGAAATTCTTCGGTACCACGATGGAAGGCATTAATGCCCTGGAAAAATCCCAATTGCAAAACGTGTTCAAAGACGTGGCGCAGGAATTTTTAGACATCGGAAAAATCGATTATCAAAAGAATTTGGACGGCATTAATCAGTGGGCAGATGACATGATTAAAGTCGCGCCGTCGATTGCCAAAGCCTACGACATCAGCACCGATGACGCTATTAAAGGCATTCAGGCGATAAGCAACGCGCGTATTGAGGCGCTCAATAAAGAGCGCATCGAGATCATGAAGACCTCTGAAGTTAGCTATCGCAAGGCGCTTATTCAATCCTCAAGTGCCGTTTCCGGCAATTTGGAACTACAACTGATCGACATCAAAGACCAGTTTACCAACACTATTTTGAACGTGATTGAAAAAGGCGGCGATCTGAACGACGTTGCAGTGCAAATCCGCTATGCGATTGAAACCGGCACGCTAGCGTATCAAGCCGCCTCGAAAGAAATCCAAAAAGCAGCAGATGAAATCTTTAAAACGCTGAAAACCAAAGGCAACGAATTAGCCGATCAAATTTACAAGCTGAAAAATCCGAATGATGAAGCCGGGCTGTTTCAAATCCAGTACCAGCGCGAACTTTCTAAGTACATGCAGGGCAACTATCAAGATCAAATCGAGGCGATTAACACGGTGCAAAGTTTAGCGATGGCGCGTTATGACTCCGAGCTGACTGCAATCAATAAAATTTACGATGCCAGTAAGGCGATTAATAAATACTTGAACGATCTGAAGCTCAATGAGCGCTTATCACTGAATACGAATAAGCAAATCGTTGACGAATCCAAAGCGCAGTTTGCGACTCAACTTGCAGCGGCGAAAGCGGGCGATGCCACAGCCTTGTCCGAGATTACCACTTACGCTGACAAATATCTGAATAGCTCACGCGACTTTTATGGCGTCAGTCAGGATTATGCGGCGATTCGCGACAGTGTCACAGCGTCGTTAGCGGCGTTGGGTGTAACGGATAAAGTTACTTTTGATCAGCAAACGGCAACGGCAACGACTAAAACTGTCGCGTTATTGCAGGATCTGCAATGGGCAGTTAATAACACAACCCAACTTCAAACCAATCAACTGCATAACGATCTGGAGGCGCTGGGCTCAGTCACTGCGCAAATCGGCAAGGCGTTTACTGACAGTATGTATGACCTGGCGACAAAATATCAGATCAGTAATCAGCAACTGCTTGATGCAGTTAACCAGGTTTATGACGCGACATCTAAAACGACCGCGTCCAGCGGTGTGCCCTCAACACCGAGTCCTGCATCGAGCGGTGATGTCATGTCCACGTTTTACAGCAAAGTGGATTCGGGCGATTGGTTGGGTGCGGCGCGTTATGCGTTTAGCGTGGGCGGCACGAAGCATGATATAGCCACGGCTATTGCTGCGCGTGGGGGTAGTTATGGCGAAACGATGAATTGGTTGGTGATGCAGGGCTTTGCGACTGGCGGCAATTATCCGGGCGGTTTGGCGCTGGTGGGTGAGCAAGGGCCGGAAATTATCAATTTCAGAAATCCTGGCCAAGTCTATACTGCGCCGCAAACCCGTGAGCTGATGCGAGGCGATAATGGTGAATTGATTGCTGCAATTAAAGCTAATGCCAAGGTCATTGCCGACGAAATCATCCGTTTAACAAAGGTGAATGTCGAAGGACAAAGCGAACTGATTGCTATTAATGAAGAGCAGCGAGAAGAAATCGCCCGTTTACGCAAAGAAATGGCGCGGGCGGCGCTCAAAGCATGAAGGCGCTGTTAATTGAAATAACCGGTTACGATCCGGTTGCAGCGATGGTTAAAACCCTCTATTTCAGCACGGCGCGGATGAATCCGTTTCCGCCGACCGATACCGACCGCCCGAACATTTATTATAAAGCCCTGGTTAAAGAGGTCGGTCCGGTACCGCGATTTTTATATGGTTCCGGGCGGACTTATGGTCGATCATCAAATGAGGGCGGTTATTTGCTGATCGATAATTCCGATAATAGTCAGGATTATCTGATTGACTGGGGCTTTGATGGTCGCTCGATCAAATACTACCGCGGCACCGTTGGCCAAGCGTTTAATATTTTTGTGCCTGAGCTCTCCGGCACACTGGAGCAGCCAGAATTTACCTTTTCAAAATCGCAGCCGTCTCAGATCAAATTCATCATTCGCGATAAGTGGGCGCTGTTTAATAAGCCTATTTCAACTGCGACCTATGCCGGTACCAATTCTGGATCGACCGGCAATGAGGGGACGGCGGATGATCTGAAAGGCAAAGGCAAGCCGTTTTGCATAGGGGCCGCATTTAACGTAACAGCAGTGACAGTCAATGCGCCCGGCTTGCGGTTTCAGTTGCACGATGGTCCCATTAATGACGCTCCGGCTTGTTATATCGGCGGGGTTGCACAAACTAAAGTCACTGCACCTCCAGGCGCGGCACAATATTCAATCGATACGTCGACAGGGATTGCAACGCTTGGCTCTTCGCCTGGCGGTGATGAAGTGACCTTTGATGTACAGGGAGCCAAGTTTTCCGGCACTTATGTTAATAAGTGTGCGGATCTGGTTAGCAAGATAGCGCAAACGTATGGCGGTATTACCGTGAGCGAAGTCAACAGTACCGCGGTGACGGCACTGAATGCGTTAAATGCAGCGCCGGTAGAATTGTATTATCCCGATGCGAGTACGGTCACTATTTCCGACGCTTTGGATGCTTTGCTCAATAGCATTGGTGCCTATGCCTTTTTCGATAAGCTCGGCGTGCTGCAAATGGGCCGATTATCCGATCCAAGTGGGATGACCTCGATTAAAACGCTATCAGAACGCGACTTTGCCGAGTTTGAGATGATTCAAGCCAATGACGAAGATAAAGGCGTTCCGGTTTTCAAGGTGACCGTTAATCACACCGTTAATTACACCAAACAAACTAAAGTAGCCGGTTCGGTTTCTGAAGCCCGAAAAACCTGGCTGGGCCTTGAAAAACGCAGCGAATCTGCGACCGATGCCAGCGTTAAAACCGCTCACCTATTATCACCCGAACTCTCCCGAGATACGCATTTAACCAGTGCCAGCGATGCGGCAACCGAAGCCAGTCGCGTCTTGGCTTTGCGCAAGATTCGGCATGGTTTTTATAAAGCCGTTGTCGATTATGAGGCCAATGCAGACTTATATTTAGCGGATTGCATAACCGTTCTGCAGCCGCGTTTGCTAATGGCAGCAGGGCGAAAAATGGTCATCACCGGCATGATTCCGCACTCGCCTGAAGATAACCAACTGACTTTGGAGCTGTGGGGCTGATGGCTAATTTAAAGTTGCTTTGGAAAAATATTGGCGATACAGCAGCGCTATCAGGTGGCAATTGGACCCTGCCAATTACTAAAATCCAGAACGAAGATCTTTACGATGTCGCGCGTAGCAATGGCTTATCGACAACCAATAGCCGTTTTACCATTGATTTGGGTACGGATTACGCGCTATTCCAGGCAATTGCGCTGGTTAATCTCAATGTGTCTGTTTACGCACAAATTAGAGTGCAATGTAGCAACGACAACACGTTTGCAGTGATTGACTATGATACCGGCTATGTCGATTTTTGCCCGCCGCTTTATTATACGGGCGAGCTGGATTGGCGGTCGGGAAATTGGTGGTGGGGTCGCAATTCAGCGGCAGATTTACAAGGTTATCTACGTAATTATTTTGTCGATTTGGGATTTCGTGAAAATCGCTATGTGCGCATTATCATCAACGATCCTACTAATAGCAGTGGGTATATTGATGTCGGAAGGCTGTTGATCGGCTCGTTACTGACTTATACCTGGAATTACAACTGGGGCAGCAAACTGAAATTTAACGATCTGTCGATTAAGTCGCGAGGTTTAGGCGGTCGGGTATTTAAAGATCGCCGTGCCAAATACCGTTCAGTCCAGTTTCAACTTGATTGGTTGACAGACTCTGAAGCATATACCCAGGCATTCGAGATTGAGCGCTATTGCGGAACCACTGAAGATATCTTTGTAGTGCCGGACTTGGGCGATCAAAAGAATTTATTCAGGCGTTCATTCTTGGGAACGCTGTCCGAATTGAACGGTATCGATAAATTGCGGGTAGGCTTTCACGGCACCGCTTACAAAATAGAGGAAACACTATGACGCAGTACGCAACCATCAACGGTCATCTCTATTCCGATGCCGATACGCCAACTGTCGCGGATGAGCGGAATTTGGGGGGCTATGGTAATCGAAATAATTTTTTAGCGTTAATGCAGGATCTGGCAGAGGTATCTGCTAATACCCAAGCATGGACAGCCCAAGCGCAAGCGGCCGCCGGTGCGGGTGGCGGGACGATTTTTCCGGTTGTGACTGCGGCGGATGCTGGTAAATCCTTGATCCTGAATGCCGCTGGTACGGCATATTTAGCGGATGGAGCGGCAAAAGGCTATCGCAACAAATTGCTAAATGGTGATTTTCAAGTTTGGCAGAGGGGCACGAGTTTCACCGATCCAACTGGTATTGCAAACATGTATTCGGCAGACCGTTGGGCATCATTTAGAGGTGCATGGACCGCTGGTATTACAACAACGCAACAAAATGTACAAACTAACAGCAGTAGTATAAGAGTACAGCGCAACAATACTAATGCCTCAACTGCTGTAATGCAGCTCAATCAATCATTAGAGACTATTGATGTTAAAAAACTTGCTGGTAAAACAGTTTCATTACAATTTAAAGCGCTCAAGGGTGCTAACTTTTCAGCGGCATCTAGCGTACTAACAGCACAAATAATTTATGGAACTGGTACAGATGGAAATTTAGGCAGCGGTTTTACTGGGCAAGCCGTAGCCGGAACGCTTGCAGCTACGCTGACGACAACAAGCACACAATTTTCATTAACAGCAGCTATCCCCTCTAATGCTACGCAACTTGCTGTTCAATTTAGTTATACACCTGTTAGCTCTGCATTGGCTGCCGATTATTTCGAAGTAACTGACGTACAGCTCGAAGAAAGCCCAGTCGCTACGCCATTTGAAAGACGATCTTACGGTTTAGAGCTGTCATTCTGTCAGCGTTATTTTGTGCGGCTGGTTGATAAAACGGGTAATCATTCGATCGGTAATGGTGTCGCAATATCTGCTACTAGTATGCAGTTGCAAAGGTTTTTGGGCGTAGAAATGCGCATTGCGCCTGCTTTAACATTATCAGGCGCAGCAAATTTTATTTGTATCAATTCGACAGGTGGAACGGCTGGAGCGGCGACAGCTATTACACTCGGTTTAACAAAATCTAATGTCGTGCGCTTTGATGTATCCGTTGCATCCGGATTAGTCGCTGGCAATGCCGCAAGCTGTCAATCGCAAAACACCTCGGCAACACTCGATTTAAACGCGGAGCTTTAATATGTATCAGTTAAGTCATGCTCAAAATATCGTCATTAATACGCAGGACGGGTCAAGTTTTGATGTCACCAGCGGCCATCCATTCGCTGTTGAATACTTAAAATGGCTGGAGGCTGGCAATTCGCCCATGCAGGCTGATGCCATGCCGACTTTACCTATTCGAGTCAGCGCGGCACAGTTTCACATGGCACTGATTCAATTAAATTTATTTAATCAAGTACAAACCGAAACAGCACAAAATCAACTGATGCAGGTATTTTTTGAAAGATCGCCGTATTTTGTATCGGATGATGCTAAGATCATATCGGTAGCTAATGCGCTAGGGTTGCAAAGTCAGATCGGCGCGGTTTTTGAGTTGGCGGAGTCTTTGTAGTTCATAGTTCATAGGATGTGCTGAACAGAGTGAAGCGCATCGTTCGCGACTGTTTTAATCAATATCTTCCGGTTTCAAATGCGTATAGCGTGCCAGCGTTTTCCAATCATCATGCAAAGTAAATTGTTGTACTTGTTCAATGTTGTACCCCAGTCTAAGTTTGCCATTGCATATTGCTTGGAGCATCTTCACCTCCGCAAGAAATTGGGGTGATATGATCAATGATATACCCTGGGCATACGCCATAATTTCTGCCGGTTGATGGACAAGGCTGTTTCAGTTTAAAAATATCTTTGGCTTTTTGGCTGCGTTCTGTTTTTGCTTGAGCATTAAGCAAAAATAAACTTAATATTAAAAATATTATTTTTTTATGTAACATAAAGCAGCATGGTGTATTTCATACACCAAATTACAAATAGTGCATAGAATGCACCCTGCCATTAGGAACTCGACATATCCAGAGCCGCCAAACATTCCAACGCAAACTGCACCGGATACGTGCAGTTTTGTGCGCTGTTGGCGTTTCTATCCGCCAAATACATTCTAAACAACCTCTCATCAATACCGAGAGTTCTGGCAATTTTGCGCTGACTCATGCCGGTTTTGGCAATCAATTCGCGCAAATACACAGGGTCTGGATTATGCTGCGTTGCGTCCGGCTTCATCATGTACCCAATGTCCAGGTTTTAATAGTTTTGATTAAGTCATGCGGCTGATGTTGCATCCATACATTAAATTGCGCTGTCCCAGACGATAGATTAAACAGTTGCTCTTGTACCGCACTCAAAAAAGTAAGTGTCAACTCATTCGGCATCGTTAATGCCCGCAAGCCGCGCACAATATGCTGGTCGTCAATGGCATGCAATTCAATGACTAGGCGCTGTTCACTATTGTCGATGTCGTATAGCTGTCTATCGTCAGCCGGTATAATGCGCACGTCGAACGGTGCGTCCAACGTCAATAATGGTCCTTTGTCGCCGTAGAATTGAAACAACCATAGCAATGCGCCAGAACGGTACAAAAATCCCGCTTTTACTATGCCGTACCGTAACGCTTTTTCTTCTTTGTTCGACATGTTGGGTAAAATCACTTGCAGGATATTGCCGCCTTTGCGCAAGAATTCCACCCGAGCGCCTTCGGTGGTATCGCCGGTTAAGAGTGGGTAGGATTGTCCACGGACTAATGTGATACCGTTCATTGATAAAACTCCACGTCATTAACGCTTTTAACCCACGCTTTGGAAAAATCATTGTTGGCAAATAACGCTGCCAAGCCGCTAATTTGCTTTAAGCGCAATATTTCATCCGCATCCATACCGATATTCTTACAAATCCATTCGTCCGACATGCCAGAATCCACTAATTCAGCGACAATATTCACCATCAAATCAATGGAATGACTTCCACGCGCTCGGTTATGTCGAATCGTTGAAGCCATGCGATTGCTGATGTCTTTTTCGATGGTAACGACCGGCATCATGCTGCCTTCGCGCTCGCGAATATCTTTGCAGGTCATCATGACGGTATAGCGATGAAAGCCGTCGACAATTTCATACATGTCGTCATTCGGCAGGTAATAACAGACTATTGGCATGGTATAACCGTCCTCGCGAATGGATTTCTCTAACAAGCGCATTTCAGGCGGCGCTACGGCGTTCGGGTTATAGTTATTTGCGCGAATTTTTTCGAGCGGCACGGCTTTAACGTTATATACCGGACTCATAATTTTTTCTCCCAGCGGACAAACGTGCCGCGTTTCTTTTCGCCCGGCACAAAATTAAATAATTTCCAAAAACCGTTATTTTCACGATCATTGGTAAAGACCAAGAGCGATTCGGCTTTTATGGCATCATCAATGACCCAGGTTAACAGCTCGTTTTTTATCGTTGTTTCCATTGCTTCGGCATACAGCAGACGCACATGGCACTGGTTATCTTTGGTATAGCGGACATTACAAAAGCCGTAAGGGTTATCGCGCAAATCAAACCAAAAATACCACGCATCGCCATCATTCCCCGTAACGGCAACGCCTAATTCGTTATGCACTTTGGCGCTAATGGCAAATTTACCGATCAGGCAATACATTTTCTTGTCGGTTTTATTTGCGCCCTGGATGTATTTGACTAATTTACCACTGCTCATAAATTTTTATATTTATCAATGGCCGCTTTGCGGCGTTGCATGTCTAGCTTGGTCAATCCAAACCCCATATATTTGCAGGCGTAGTCGTTTTTTAAAATGCAAATACACATCCGTTTGTAGCTGGGTACTAATTTAAAATCATCAATCGGCAAATCATCGGGATAATCGGTAAATTTAACCAGCTCCATTTCACCGGTATAGGTGACATTGCGCGTCGGTTTACCCAAATACTCCGCTGGAGCATCGATAGCACGCAGTTCATCCACGGTTTCTTTAGGCAATGCGCCGCCTTTTTCAAGCCAATACTTTAAGCTGCTGTTGAATTTTTCCAGGTATTTTTCACGGGTATTTTCCGGCAGCGTTTCCAGCAAAAAATCTAAGTAACTTTTCCAGGTATGGCCTTTAGGCAGGCTGATATTTTTGAACGCCATTGCTTTGGTAGCGCCGTAGATAGCCGTGAAATTAGCGCCATTAACACGTCCCAACACGCGACCCCAGGTTTGGGGCTCAATGATTCGGTATAGGTTCAATGATTCTTGTGCTGCGCCTAAAAACGGGCTGGCCACGCGCATATCGTGCGGCTTGATCCCCGCGTAATACATCAAATCGTAGAGTTTGTTGTAGTCAAAGCCAAATTTAGCGTTTGCGGTCCAAATATCATCAACTGTCCAATCATACAAAGGATAGGCTAAACAGGCATTTTTACCGGATTGGGTGGTCCAAATATGACCATTCCAGCTTTTTTGTTTATGCATGATAGCGGCATAACGGCTTAAGCTTTCTTGCGTGCGAATACCAACTAGAGCGCAACACTTACCGCCGCCGTGCTGTTTTTGATACCAGCCTTGGAACTTATCTTGCAAAGTGTAATCCACCATACCTTGCTGATAAAAATCAAAGCAGTGATTATCTATGTTAATCACGCCCTTATGTTCCGGCAAATCCCGTACCCAGATGCTTTTTTCATCCGGGTTCCAGGGTATCCAGGCAGACTGATGCATGGAGGTTGTACACGGGACGGACATCGGCAGACAGATCCAAAACGGCTCTATTAAATCCGGGTTACTGGTCATAACCTGCGTGACATAATCCGTAGTTGCCGTATATTGCGCCTCGTAGTCCATGTGCATGACGCCAATTTTTTGCGTAATGTCGTGATTACGCATGTATTGCAACGTCAGTTCAAGCAATACGCCGGAATCTTTTCCGCCAGAGAATGACACGTAAATATGGTCAAATTCGTTAAAAACGTACTCCAAGCGCTTTTGCAGCGATTGGTAGACGTTGGGTTTGATATAGATTTTTAAATCTGACATGTGCTTTTGGCGTAATTGAACGCAACTGCGGGTAATTTGATATTTTGCCATGATCGTATCCTCTTAACAGGGGTTAATGGTAAATGCCGCCCGTCCGTGGTGGCTGATTCAGTGGTAATTTTAGGTAATTATTACCTAGTTGTCAAGCTATTTAACCAATCCAATCAATCGATGTCTTTAAAAATTTTAATGCGCTTACGCGTGCTTAAATAAATACAATAACAATACAAAACAAAAGCCATAAATAGATAATACATGCCCCATAGCCATTCCGGCGCATGCAATCGATCAAGGAGTAGCCATAAAACAATTAATGGAGTAATTGGCTTGAACGGTAAATTACTACTGTGGATGACGGATATTTTTTTCATACTTAATTCCTGATAATGCGATAAAACGTGGCACGGCTGATGCCGTATTTTCGACAAAGCTCTTGCTGATTTTTGCCGTTAAATTCTTGCTTGATCCGCGCTTCATGGCTGTTTTTTTTGTTGATGTAAAACGTTTCTCCACCGACTTTATGGGATAAATTGACGACCACGGCTTCGGCTAATTCTTTGGCTTGCGGGTCAATTAAGCCAAATTTGAGCATGGTTTGGTAGATTTCAAAGCGCAGTTGTTCTAGGGCCATGGTTAGTCTGGAATGTAGAATTTTTGCGCAGGTTTATAAGATCTGATTTCGCGCGCTGCTTCAACAGTTAAGACATTGCTGTTTTCTAATAAAGTCGCTGCCCATAACGGCGGGGAATCCCAGTTAAAGTTTTCGTCATTTAGTCGCAATCGCCAACAGGCCGCCAGAATATAGTTGCATAAATCTAATGCTTCATTACGCTCACGTATTTTTTCCCATTTTCCGTTTTCCTGACGGGTTTCAGCGCGTAATTCATCATAGTAACTTTCGTGGATCCATTTGGGAAAATGCAAGCAAAGGCCCCCAGGAAGCGTTCTGCGCAACATGGCATCGACTTTATCTTTAAAAATATTGGTATTTAATAGATATAGAGGCACATTTTTAATCGGTCTGCCCTGATTATCCTTTCCGAAAGATTTGACAATAGGGGATTTTTCATCTCGCGAGCCGCCTTTAATTAACATAATCCTGCTAGAGAGCCCTTTGACTTGCATACGCCGGTAAAATTGATAGGCATAGTCAGTGGTATTGCCGTTTCCTCCGGTATCAATGGCTGTTAAGTGAATCAGCATTTTTCGGCCATCAGGCGTTTTGTAGCTGGCATTGAGTACTTTTTCTTCTAGTAAATCCCAGTCTTCTTTATAAACACCGGGCTCTATGCGTCTTTGCGTTCCTGCTATCTCTGTATTAGAAATGTCAAAACGATCGATTAGCCATTGCTCAAGATACGGGCCTACGGCATGGACTTCGACAACAAAGCGCGCCGTCGCTCCGTTTTGGACGTCAACAGCAGCAATCAGTACGCGTGCGTCATTGGGTACTTTGTAACGTTCAAGATGTTCTGATCGACTGGATAGCTGATCAGAGTCTTCAAGCTCTGCCAAATGACGCGGCAAATAGGGCGCGCCAAAGTTAACGTTGATGATGGTTTTGAGATTTTCTTCAGAGCCGGTTATTTCATATTCTCGGTAGGCTTTGAGATATTTTTCAATCAAGTTTTCCGGATCTGCATACGCCGCAAATATGCCTGGAAACCAAAAGGATGCGATGCGGCTTTTAAGCTTTTTTCCGACCAGCTTTCCATCTGCGATGGTGCAACCTTGCGGTACCCATTTTCCGGACGCATTCATGTTGCGTTTGTGATGGGTCGCTATTTGACACCCATTTGCCGTACAGATGTAGTAGATGCTTTGCTGTTCTGGCAATAGGGTTATGCCAAATAAATCACGGGCGTGATGGTAAGATAAGCCTTTTTCATCTGCAGGCGGTAGATAGTAACTGCCGCATTCCGGGCATTGTACATACCAGCGGCGCATATCCCCCATGTTGTAGAGTGATAGCGCGCCCCCACAGGGCGGCGCTTCGTGAGTGTAATTTTTGTTAACTTTCGGGTCGGTGATTTCAAATCCAGGTGAAGTTTCGACCAGGGTCATGCCACGGCTTAGGAATTTTGCAGTCCGTTGACTGCCCAAAGCAAAGGGTGAGCCTTCGCCATCGACGTTTTGAGTCATCCGGTCGTAATCGGTAATCAAGACGTATTTTAGCGGTTTACCGGATATTTCGTTGATCGATGGCCAACGCTGAAACAGAATGGATCCTGATTTGAATACTTTGTCATAGGTATTATCCGACTTACTTCCAGGCGCTAGTTCTTTTTTGAGTTCCGGGCTATCACGAAAGGCGCGTTTAATCACTTGGGTATCAAAGTCTCTGGCGGTTCCTTTGGTAGTCTGCATGATAAGCGCATCGGACGGATCGCATTTGATGATGTAGGCCATGAAGTTGGTTATGAGGCCTTGCGTTTTTCCAGATTGAGCGGGGCCAACAAAGATAACCGCATCATAATCACGACTGTTGAGACAGTTCATGGGTTCTGTCATGTAGGGCGTTAAACTTTCATCCCAAGGTGATACGCCGCCCGATGCTGTTCTAACATTGACGTAACGTTTGGATGCTTCGGTTACGGTGATGCGTTCAGGGGGTCTAATCATTTTCGCAAGATCTCGACGGATGTCGATAGCCATAGAGCTCATGGCGTTTCCTCAATGAGATTTGACCATTGTTCACGCAGGGCATCTATTTTATTTTCGATGCTGGAGATTATTTCCGGGTCAAGTTGATAATCACGTTCAAGTATATCGGGAAGCGTTTCAAGTACCTGTAATCCAGTTTTGGCAATGATGGCCATTTGTTCACGAGAGTCATCAGCATGGATCGCTGTACCTGATTCACGTTCGAATTTTAAACGATCATTCTCAGCTCTATACCAGTCTGATCGCTCTTTCGGGGTCATTTTGTCAGGGTCATTTATGAATGCACCATTAGGCGCTGTTGGCAATAAAATTGCCTTCGCCGCTTGTCCTACACTATAAACAGAAAAACCTCTGCGCTCTCCTGCCGGGTTGATGTTTGCATCGCGTAAACGCTTTTGCACCGTTTCTCTGGCTATCCCAAATTCACGGGCAAGCTGATTCAAAGACCAGTTAAACCATTCATTTTGCGATACAACTTCAGCAACCATACTAAAAACAAATATCCTAAATATTAATTAAATATCATTAACTTACTATTAAATTAAAAATATATGTTGAGACCATAAGAACCAAAAAACTCAAAAAAATCGGGGTTCGAATTACC